TGATGTTTAATGGTGTTAGTACAAGTGGTACATCTAATTATTTAATTCAATTAGGAGCTGGTTCTGTTACAACAACAGGATATATAACTAGGTCAACATATTTTCAGAGTACAACTTTAGGTGGTGGAACTATAACAAATGGATTTTCTGTGGGTAATTATGGTGCTGCTAATTCTGCAACAGGCTCTATAGTGTTTACTTTATTAACTGGTAATACATGGATAGGCAACGGGTACTTTGCAGATAGTGGAGCAAATGCAACATCATTAGGTGGAAGCGTAGCATTGTCTGGAGCATTAGATCGTGTACGAATCACATCATCAAACGGCACAGATACGTTTGATGCTGGCACAATTAATATACTTTATGAGTAATCTATGTCATATATAGGCGCGCAACCAACAACAGCAGCATTTCCGTATGATCAGTTCAGCGGTAATGGCTCTACGACTGCGTTTACAATGTCGTACGCACCAGCCAGTACGACTTCAATTGTTGTATCTATATCTGGTGTAGTACAGAATCCTAATACCTATAGCGTATCTGGTCTGACTTTAACTTTTTCGCCTGCACCACCGACAGGCACAAACAACATTGGTGTGTTGTTTTTAGGCTTACCTGTAACAGCGGTTACATCGCCAGGCAATACCGCGTATTTATCATCGACAGAATTTACCGCAACGGCTGGGCAAACTACGTTTACACCAAGTGGTACGTACCAAGTTGGGTTTATCAATGTTATACGTAACGGCGCGCAACTAGCCCCATCGGACTACACAGCAACGAACGGCACAACTGTAGTTTTAGGTACTGCTTGTACTGTTGGCGATTCAGTAGTGGTTGAAGTATATAACTTAGTGAGTGTAACTAATGCTCTACCACTGACAGGCGGCACGGTTACAGGTGCAACTACGTTTAACTCTACTGTGAGTATTAATGGCGCTAGTGCGTCAGGATATACAGGCTATAAGAATCGCATCATTAATGGCGGGATGGTTATAGATCAGAGGAATAATGGTGCGAGTGTTACTCCAATTAATACTCAATATCTTGTTGATAGATTTATATATTTAGCAAGTCAGGCATCTAAATTTACTGCGCAACAAAACGCTGGATCAGTAACTCCTCCAGTAGGGTTTAAAAATTATTTAGGTTTTACATCAACTTCTGCTTACTCTGTTGCTGCAACAGATTTTTTCTTGTCTGTTCAAAGAATAGAAGGATTAAATACTTACGATTTAGCTTGGGGTACAGCTAATGCTGCTACGGTTGCTTTATCGTTTTGGGTACGTAGTTCATTGACTGGTACATTTGGCGGGTCGATAAGAAACGCTGCGGCAAATCGTTATTATATTTTTAGCTATACGATTTCATCTGCTAATACATGGGAACAAAAAACAATCACTATTACTGGTGATACAACTGGAACATGGGCTACAGACAATACTACTGGGATAGAGGTTTTATGGAGTCTTGGAACTGGATCAACTTTTAGTGGAACAGCAGGATCATGGGGATCAACCGCAGGGTTTTCGCCCACAGGAGCAACCTCAGTTGTCGGAACAAACGGAGCAACCTTCTACGCCACAGGAATACAACTAGAGCGTGGCAGCAATGCTACGTCATTCGAGTTTAGGGATTATGGTCGTGAGTTAGCAATGTGTCAGAGGTATTATGCAAAAAGCTATTCAACCGATGTTGTCCCCGGAACAAATACTACCGCAGGAGCAGCAAGAACTGTATCTGTTGCTGGTGCGGGTTTTGTAAATTTTGATTTTCCTGTTGATATGAGAGCAGCCCCTACTGTTACGCCGTATAACCTTACCGGAACTTCTGGTGTGTATGGCTCAGACGTAGGTAATTGGACACCTTCTGTCACTTATATTTCAACAAGAAGACATAGCGCAACAGGTGCTGTAACAACTAATAATTTTGTTTATGGACACTACGTTGCAGTATCGGAGTTGTAATTATGTACAAACAAATAAATGAAACAAAATTAGACGGAACAGTTATTGGTTTAGCCGAGTGCGTTAAGCGTGTTGAAGATGGCGCATTTATCCCATTTGACCCAGCTAACACCGACTACCAGAAATATTTACAGTGGCTCTCCGAAGGCAATACACCAGATGAGGTGACAAAATGACTTTCGCAGCTACACTAGCATCTTTAGGTAGTATCGCTACAGCGCCGGTAGGTACAGCTCCGGGCTATATGGCTCGTGCTTGGGTTAACTTTAACGGTACAGGTACAGTCGCTATTCGTGCTAGCGGAAATGTTAGTTCTATAACGGATAACGGTACTGGCGACTATACGGTGAACTTTACTACTGCAATGCCAGATATAAATTACTCAGCAGTTGCAAATTCCTCTGCTGTTTATGCAAGTTATTTTTCTGGTGGCGTTAATATTAATACTGGTACAACTAGCGCAACAGAATTTGCACCAACAACTACTGCAATTCGTATGCAACTTTATTACTTAACTGGCGGTGCTTTAGATGGTAAGTATCTCAATGTTGCAGTATTTAGATAGGAGAAATTATGAACCAAAGAATTATTTACCCAACAGATGACGGTGGTGTAGCTATCATAGTTCCAGCCGCTGAATGTGGCTTAACCATTGAAGAAATTGCTGCTAAAGATGTACCGGCAGGCAAAGACTTTAAAATTATTGATGTAGAAGACGTGCCGACTGATCGCACATTTCGTAATGCTTGGGAGTATGCAGAATGATCACTATTAATTTAAACAAAGCTAAAAACATAGCCCACGATATTCGCCGTGCTAAACGCGAAGAAGAGTTTGCGCCCCTAGACGCTATCATCATGAAGCAGATACCTGGCAATGATGCAACTGACGCCGAAGCGGCTCGTCAAGCTATAAGAGATAAGTACGCTGCTATGCAAACAGCGATTAATGCCGCCGCTACACCAGAAGAGATAAAGACTACGTTAGGAATCTAAATGGCTTTAACTAAAGTACAAGCTGGGCTAATAGAATCGACGATTACGTCAGGCACTGCCGTTGCGTCTACGTCCGGCACTAGCATTGACTTTACGTCTATCCCAACTGGTGTAAAACGTATTACTATAATGTTTAGTGCAGTTAGTACAAATGGATCATCTGTAACGCAAATACAAATAGGTTCTGGAAGTCCAACAACTTCTGGTTATATAACTTACGCTACAGGCGGCGGCGCTCTTGGCGCAATAACATCAGGCTTTCCTCTTAATGTTGCTACAAATATAGGGGCTGCTACGACTATGTTTGGAAATGCGCTTTTAACTTTATTAAACTCATCAACAAATACTTGGGCGTACTCTGTTTGTTTAGGTGTAAATGCTGGCGGCACTACGGTTGTTGTAGGTGGTGGATCAGTTTCCTTGGGAGGCGTATTAGACCGAGTTCGTATCACCACAGTAAATGGCACCGACACTTTTGATGCAGGATCAATTAATATTATGTGGGAGTCTTAATATGAAAAACGCTTTAATTTCACCAGACGAGAAAGTCTATAAATACGACGGTACATACTTAGGTGTACGTGTTGCTGAAGTAGAGGCTAACACTTTCCCTGTAGCTGAGCCTTTATTCTGGGTGACATGTGCTGACGATGTTGTAGCAGATAAGTTCTACTACGACACAACAACACAAACCATTATTCTTGTGCCTATCCAGCCAGAGCCGACTAATGACGCCTGAATTGCAGAAATATTATGAAGACCGTTTTTCTATGATGGCCACGCAAGGCTGGATAGATTTACTGGAAGATATTAACAACATGGCAATAGCCGTGAATAATATTTCTACAGTTTCGGACGAAAAAGATTTACAATTTAAAAAAGGTGAGTTATCAATATTAACCTGGCTGAAAACCTTGAAACAGGTCAGCGAACAGGCGTATGAGGACTTAAATGAAAAGGATGTATGAATTTGTCTGCGAAAGTGGACAGCGCATTGAACGGTTTACTGAGTTTTCAGATAAACAAGTACAATGCAAGTGCGGTAAGTTAGCCGACCGCGCTATATCTGCACCGAACTTTAACTTGGAAGGGTGGTCTGGGCATTTTCCAACCGCCCACGCCAGATTTGGCAAAAGGCACACAGACAAGTTAAAATCGGAGCAAAAGGCGAACAGATAAGCACTAGATGCCCTGTTCATGTGTAATCCTGGGAACCAAAAGATGGCAGGAAAAGGAAAATTAATATGTTGATTGACAACGAAGACGAGTTGCCGAGTGAATTAGACGCTGAAGAAGCAAAAATCACTGATGTAGAGCCTGAATTACCAGAGCGGTACCGTAATAAGTCCGTTCAAGACATCGTTAAGATGCACCAAGAAGCTGAAAAAGTCATTGGTCGGCAGGCGCAAGAAGTCGGTGAAGTGCGTAAATTAGCAGACGATTTAATCAAGCAGAACCTCACTTCAAAACCACAACATGTTGAGAAGGAAGAGCCTGAAGTAGATTTTTTTGCAGACCCGCAAAGAGCGATTCAGAGCACGATTAATAGCCATCCAGACGTACTCGCGGCCAAGCAAGCTAGCCTAGAGTTCAAACGGATGCAGTTTCAGCAAAAGCTAACGTCGGATCACCCTGATTATGTACAACTTGTAAATGATCAGGACTTTGCAAACTGGGTGAAATCATCACCTGTGCGCATAGGTCTTTATTCGAAAGCAGACGCTGAGCTAGACTATGATTCTGCGCATGAGTTGTTTTCTACCTATAAACAGTTACGCGGCATTAAGACTCAGCAAGTTGAAAAGTCATCGAAAGAGGCTAGACAACAGACGATGAAAGCAGCGCAAGTGGATACAGGTGGTACTGGCGAGGGCTCAAAGAGAGTTTACAGAAGGGCTGACCTAATTCGGCTGAAAATGACCGACCCGAACCGATATGATGCGCTTTCTGATGAAATTATGCAGGCGTATGCTGAGGGTAGGGTCAAATAAACTTTTGACTTTCTAGGAGATATACCATGGCAACAGCATTTAGCCCAGCAAATAGCGTTACTACCACCACAGCAGCAACCTTTATTCCAGAGATTTGGAGTGATGAGATTGTTGCGGCCTATAAAAAGAACTTGGTACTGGCCAACCTCGTACAAAAGATGAACTTCCGTGGTAAGAAAGGTGACACCGTTCACGTTCCTTCCCCAACTCGTGGTTCTGCGTCTGCAAAAGCTGCTACTAACGCAGTTACGCTGATCGCTGCAACTGAGTCTGAAGTTCAGATTTTGATCAACAAGCACTATGAATATAGCCGTTTGATCGAAGACATCGTCGAAACCCAAGCACTGAACTCATTACGTCAGTTCTACACCAGCGACGCTGGTTACGCTTTGGCTCGTCAAGTTGACACCGATCTGATCCAATTAGGCCGCGCATTTAACGGCGCAACTGTTGGTACCGACGACTATGCAACGTCTGCATCATCCACTAAAGCATACATTGGTTCAAACGGCACAACCGCGTATAACAGTGCAACATCTAATGCTGCTGCATTGACTGACGCTGCTATCCGCCGCACGATCCAACGTCTTGATGATACCGACACTCCAATGGATGGCCGTTTCTTCATCATCCCACCTTCAAGCCGTAACACATTGATGGGCTTGGCACGTTACACCGAACAAGCATTTATCGGTGAAGCTGGCGCTAACAACACCATCCGTAACGGTGAGATCGGTAACTTGTACGGTATCCCAGTATTTGTAACTTCAAATGCTGACTTCGGCGCCGGTTCTTCTGGCACTGACCGTATCTGCTTAATGGGCCATAAAGAATCTATGGTCTTGGTTGAGCAGTTAGCCGTTCGTTCACAGACTCAGTACAAGCAAGAATACCTCGGTACTCTGTTTACTGCTGATACTCTGTACGGCGTAAAAGCGATGCGTACAGCAGCTTCTTCTGGCGCTGCTACATCGTCTTCGGCTTTTGCTCTGGCTGTTCCAGCGTAATTGTCAGGGGGCGGCGAAAGCCGCCCCCTTTAACTTAAAGGTGTGAAATGGCTACATTCAAATGTCTGCAAAGCGGTCAGACCGTTACTTTTGATAGTCCACATGATATTGAAAGTATGAAAGGTCATTCCGGCTATGTACGTATAGACGAAGAACCCGTAGAGAACCAGGAAACGGAAGAATCAACTGTCGTAATGCGTCGTCCAGGACGTGCTCGAAAGGCTGAAAATGGGGCTGGAGATTGATCCGCGTGAGTTTGGTAAGTTAGAAGCACAAGTCGAATTATTGCAGGTAGAAGTCCATGGCCTGCGTGAAGACGTGAAATCGCTTCTAGCATTAGCAAACAAGTCCAAAGGTGGTTTTTGGGTAGGTATGTCGATTGCGTCAGCTATTGGCGGTCTTTTTACGTTTATCGTAGACAGGATGATGAGATGAAAAAGACCAAGCAAGAGAAGAAAATAAGTAAGGTTTACAACGAGTTTAAAGAAGGCACGCTTCATTCTGGTAAAGGCGGCCCTGTTGTTAAGTCTAAGAAGCAGGCGATTGCTATTGCTCTTAGTTCTGCTGGCGTAAAACAGAAAAGAGGTAAAAAATGAAAGGCATGAAATCTTGCCCTAAATGTATGGGCGGCGAATGCAAAGGTGGTAAAGGCTGCATGATGGAAGAGAAGAAAGAAATGCCTAAGCGTGGGCAGCGTACCATCAAGGCTAAAGCAAAGAAAAAGAAGTAAGAAATATCGTAGTGTAGGGCTTCTCCCCATTCGGGGTAGGCAAAAGCTAATTTTTACGGATAAAGCAAATGACCTATCTCGAACTTATTAATGACGTATTAATCCGCTTGCGCGAGACGCAAGTGACGACTTCTACGCTCACACCATATTCCACGCTCATTGGCAAATTTGTCAATGACGCTAAACGCCAAGTTGAAGACGCGTATAACTGGAATGCGTTAGGCCAGACTATTACTGTAACTACTAACGCTAGTGACTATCAATACTCTTTAACCGGCGCAGGTCAGAAATTTAAAGTAACACAGGTATTAAATACGACTAGTAATGTTGTAATGCAAAACATACCTGTTCCTGTAATGAATCGGTATCAAAACTTTTCGCCGATTGTTCAAAACATACCTACACAATATTGCTTTGAAGGCGTAGATTCTAGCGGAAATGCTAAAGTAACTTTATTTGGCCGCCCCAATGGCGTATATACGCTGAAGTTTTTCTTGACCATACCGCAAGCTACTCTATCGTCTGATACCACATCAGTTTTAGTGCCTGATGTACTAGTTGCGCAAAACGCGTACGCTAGGGCGTTAGTTGAGCGCGGTGAAGACGGCGGTTTAAATTCATCAGAAGCATTTGCCTTATATAAGTCTATGCTGTCTGACTATATTGCCTTAGAAGCTACCCGTTTCCCTGAAGACCAGGAATTTATTGCGATATGAGCCAACAGTTACAGATATATACCGTATCTGCGCCAGGCTTCTACGGCCTGAATACGCAAGACTCTCCACTCGATATGGGTGCGGGTTTTGCTTTGACTGCGAATAATTGTGTCATTGACCAATATGGTCGTATCGGCGCACGTAAAGGCTGGTCAAAAGTTAATTCAAGTTCTGGCAATTTAGGCGCCAATGATGTCGGCGTAATCCACGAACTTGTGCAGACTGACGGTACTTTAACCGTTTTATTTGCTGGAAATAATAAGCTATTTAAATTAGGCAGCAGTAATGCTGTTGTTGAATTGACGTATGGGGGTGGGGGTACAGCGCCAACCATAACAGCTAATAACTGGCAGTGCGCGTCGCTTAATGGGATAACTTATTTTTTCCAAAGCGGCCATGACCCGTTAATTTATGACCCAGCAGTTAGCATAACAACATACCGCCGCGTATCTGAGAAATCAGGTTATGCAGGTACAGTGCCGTTAGGTAATATTTGTATATCGGCCTACGGTCGTCTATGGATAGCTAATTCAACAACTGATAAAACTACAGTCACGTTTTCTGATTTGTTGTCCGGCCACATATATACAGGTGGCACATCTGGTACGTTAAACATCAATAGCGTATGGCCTAATGGCGCGGATGAAATTACAGGTTTAGCCGCGCATAACGGATTTCTATTTATCTTTGGTAAGCGTCAGATATTGGTGTACTCAGGCGCCACAGCACCTTCTACCATGACGCTATCTGATACGGTTATCGGTATTGGTTGTGTATCGCGTGATTCTATCCAGCCTACTAATACCGACGTCGTATTTTTATCGAACAGTGGCGTGCGCTCTGTGTTGCGTACAATTCAAGAGAAGTCAGCACCATTTCGTGACCTAAGCAAAAACGTGCGTAATGATCTTTCTGATCTATTACAAAGCGAAAACTTAAACAATATTAAAGCTGTTTATTCTGAAGTAAATGCTTTTTATTTGTTAACTCTGCCTGTCAGTAAGACCGTATATGTATTTGATACGCGGGGGCAATTGCAAGATGGTTCTGCGCGGGTAACGGTGTGGGATAGTATCGAGCCAACAGCTTTACTAGCTAGACGTAGTGGCGAGCTGTTAATAGGTAAAAATGGTTACATAGGTAAATATGGTACGTATTTAGATAATGAATCTACATACCGTCTAATATATTTTACTAATCATTCTGATTTTGGTGATCAAGGTGTTACATCTATCCCAAAACGAATTGGCATTGTAGTTATCGGCGGTTCAAATCAATTTATCACCATTAAGTGGGGCTTTGATTTTAACGAGAACTATTTATCGCAAAACGTAAATATACCTTTGCAAGGTGTTGCAGAATACGGTATTGCAGAGTACGGCGCTAACGGTGTTCCTGTAGCTGAGTATTCAGATGGCTTAGCTATACAAACTTTGACCGCGCAAACTACGGGCTCAGGAAAAGTAATGCAGACTGGATATGAAGCAAACATTAATTCAAGCGCTTTATCAATTCAAAAAATTGAAGTGTTAGCTAAAAATGGACGGATATCATGAGTAACTATACTAAATCGACTAACTTTGCGGCTAAAGATGCACTGGCGTCTGGTAACGCAGCCAAGATTGTTAAGGGTACTGAGATAGATACCGAGTTTAATAATATTGCTACTGCTATCGCTACTAAGCCAGATTCAAATGGCGGTACGTTTATCGGTACAGTAAATTTCGAAACAATTATCGCCACTGAAACTATAACCGCAGATGAAATCACTGCTACTACTATTACAGGCGATTTAACTGGCGATGTGACAGGTAATGTAACAGGAAACGTAACCGGCAGTGCTGGAAGTTTAGCTACAACTAACTGGACAGTAGTGGAATCTAGCGGTTCGCTATTTTTTAAGTACGGCGGCGTAAATAAGATGAAGCTAGATTCATCAGGTAATTTATCGGTTGTCGGCAATATGATTGCCTACACTACACTGTAATACGTATAGGGGTTAAATTATGGCTACACAAATAGGCGAAACAGGCATTACTTTCCCAGACGCTACAGTACAAACTACTGCGGCTATTGCTGGGGGTGCAGGTTTTGGTTTTAGTACGCTTCAGGTTATTACTTCTACCAGCACGTTTACTATTCCTGCTGGTGTATCAAAAATAAAAATGGTGGTAATCGGCGCAGGCGGCGCAGGCGGTAACTACACTAGCACCGCAGGCTCAGGTGGTGGCGGTGGCGGGGCTGCGATTAAAATATTTACTGGTTTAACCCCAGGCAATACGCTTGCTATAACTATTGGTGCCGGTGGCGGTAGCCCTAGCGCGTCGGGTGGTACAACTAGCGTTGCGTCAGGCACGCAAACAATTTCTACTATATCTGCAACTGGCGGTGCGGGTGGCGGTGCCGGTGGTTCCAACGGTACTGGTGGTCTTGGATCGGGCGGTACGTTAAATGTGCGTGGTGGGCCTGGCGCGGGTAACTTTAACTCTGGTCAAGGCGGTGGTACTGGTGGCAATACAGTGTACGGCGGTGGCGGTGTTTCCGTAGGCGTGGGTGGCGCATACGGTGGCGGTGGCGGGGGTAGCAGCGGTGGCGGCACCACTGGCCAAGCAGGCGCGGATGGCGCTGTAATCATGGAGTATTGATGGACGCAATGGATTTAATAGACGGCTTAACAGTCCATCATTTTTCTGATGGGCTGTATGCTAAAGAGATGCACATACCAGCTAATATGATGGTATTAAAGCACACGCACGAATACAGTCATTTATCGATATTAGCTAGCGGGAAAGTAGCAGTATTAAAAGGTGATGACATAGAGATTATTGATGGTCCAGCTTGCTTAGATATTAAAGCTGGGCTCATACATGGCGTTAAAGCCATAACCGATTGTGTATGGTTTTGTATCCACGCAACTGATGAAAAAGACCCGTCTAGCGTGGATGAAGTTTTAATTAAAGGGGATTGATATGCCTATCGCAGCAGCAGCCATTATGGCTGGAGGACAACTAATTGGCGGGATGATGGCAGGCGATGCCGCATCGTCAGCCGCCGCGCAATCTGCGGCAGCTCAATTAGAGTCAGCGCGTATAGCGGCTGAAGCGCAAAAGTTTAGACCAGTTGGAGTTACTTCTCGCTTTGGTAAGAGCGCCTTTACGATGGATGATAAAGGCTATCTAACTGGCGCGTCGTATGAACTAACGCCTGAGCTAAAAGCGCTGCAAGACCGCGTTATGGCGTTGACTGGTAGCCGGTTAAGTGAAGCAGAATTAGCCGACCAACGCTACGCGGGTTTTATTCCGGCATCTGAGCAATTATTTGGCCTTGGTAGCCAATACCTATCTGAATCGCCTGAAGCTGTTGCAGCACGATATATGCAGAAGCAACAAGATTTGCTAGCTCCAAGTCGTGAGCGTCAATATGCGCAATTGCAAAATCAACTCTATCAAACTGGTCGTGGCGGTTTATCCGTCGGCGCTACAGGTATGCGCCCAGGTGGTGGTATGGGCTTACGCGCAGCTAATCCAGAAATGGAAGCGTATTACAACGCACTGGCGCAGCAAGATGCTGCATTGGCTGCACAAGCTGAGGAAGCAGGCCAACGTCAAGTTGCATTCGGTACAGGGCTATATAACACCGGCGCTAACTTACTTGGCTTACGTGAAGCAGGTCTTGCATCGTCGCTCAATCCGTTTACTACTACATTAGGCGGCGCTTCTACACTAGAAAGTTTAGGTCAGCAGCCATTAGATATCGGCGCTCAGTTAGGTGGCCGTGCTGCTACAGCAGGCGCTAACGTAGGTCAGTCGCTATTAACTGGCGGTATTAGCGCAGCGAAGACAGCACAGGTAGGTAATTCATATAGCCCATTTGGTACTGCTTTACAGGGTTTATCAAGTAACCCGACGTTAGCTACTGGATTAAGTCAATGGATACAAAGCAGTAATCAGCCTGCTTATAACACGCCTTATAGAGGTAGTTATAACGAGGACAGTTCCTCAGCTAGCACCCCCAACACATATTTCACTCCAAATGCGCAGCGATTTGGATACTAAGGAGTAAAAAATGGCAGATGGTGTATTAAGTATGTTTATGACCCCTGAGCAATACCAGCTCATGCAAAACACTGCGCAACAACAGCGCGCTTTGCAGTTTGCTCAGCTAGACCCTATGGCACAAGGGCAATACGGTTTGTTTTTAGGCGGTAGCCAATTAGGCGGCGCTATAGGGCGTGGTCTTGGCGGTGAGGATCGTCAGTTGAAACTGATTAGCCAACGCCAAGCATTGTCGCAAAATATTGACCCATCTAACCCAGAATCAATTTTAAAAGTTGCGCAAGAAGCCTCGCGGCTTGGCGATCAACAGTTTGCGCTAAGTTTATCGGATTATGCTCGTAACGCCGCAAGTGAGATCGCGCTTGCTAAACAGCGTTTGGAAGAGCGTAGAAATGCTATTGCGCCGGACATTCAAGTTGCTCAATACAAAGCTAAGTTATCAAATGGGATTGCGGCATTAAAAGATGCTACAGACCCTGAATTAGTTGCGCAAAGAGAAGCATTACAGCGTGAGCTAGACGGTCTTCCAACTAAGGCTGGCGATACTACTACCGAAATAAAAAATGCTGAGGCAGTAGCGCTAAAAGCAGGACCTAGAGGTAGCCCTGCTTACAATGACGCGTTCTATGCTTCGTTAGAGTCTCAAGTAGGTAAAAAAGAAAAAGACCTCACGTTTGGTGTAGATCGCGAGTCGAAATCTTTTGAGAAATACAACAAGCCGTTTAGAGATTTAACTCAAGATGAGAAAGCTATAGTTAACAAACTTTTAGAAGAAGATAAGAAAAGCACCGCAAGCGCAGGCGCAGCTAAACTAGTTATGCCTGGCGAAAAGAAATTTGAAGATATACCTCAATTTAGACGTAATGTTCAAATGACTATTGAGCCGCAAAGTAAAGCAGTTAACGCAGCAGATCAAGCGTTAACGGCGGTCGATGATTCGATAAAGACTGGTAACTTTGCATCATGGAGAGCAGCGCAAACACAATTTGCTCGCGCTATTTCTGGTACTGGTGACTTAAGTCAAAAAGAATTGCAGGCGGCTGGCGCTGATCCATCCTTGTTAGGCAGCACAACCGATTACCTATCAAGACTGTTTACCTCTACACCGAGTTTAGATACGCAAAATAAAGTTAAGAAAACTTTAGAAGCTATCAAAACTGTTGCGGCTAAAAAAGCTAACGATGAAATTGAACGTCAACGTAGATTAGGTACAAAAGCAGGCTATAAAGCCGAAGACGTAGACGCTGCGTTAGACTTCCCTGAGTTTAAAGCACCTGCCGCGGGTAAAAAAACTAAGTCATGGAATGAGCTGTAGTAATTAATAGGGGTAAAAATGGACGTAACACTGCCAAATGGTAATGTAATTACCGACGTGCCTGACAATGCAACAAAAGATCAGGTGCGCGAAAAAGCTATCGCAGCAGGTTTAGCTTCGGCTGCTGATTTCAGCCCAAAGAATACTGGCGATTATAGAGTTGAAGCGTTACGTAAAGGTCCTGCTGAAACGGCTGGACTAGTATCAGGTATTAATAGGCTATTACAAGAACAGTTACCTGTAGGTGTAGTAGGAAGCCCATTTTTGTTTCCTCTTCCATACGTAGCAGCGCAGTTATCTGGGCTATCTGATGGGCGTGTGCCAAAAAATACAGTAGGACAATCGTTTGCGGCAGGTCGTAAAGAGACGTTTGACCCTATTATGGGAGCGCTAGGTACAACTGGTGCCGAACCCCAAACAGGCGGAGAAAAGTTAGTTGCAGGCGGTCTTCAAGCAGTTACTGACCCATTGTCGTATATGTTCCCACCATTGGCAGGCGTTAGACGCATGTCAGTACCAGCACAAGCAGTAGCGCGTCCGGCTGAACAGTTTGTTGTAGGTACCGGCGCTGAAGGTGGTGGTCAAGTAGGTGAAGCGGCGGGGGAAAAAGTAGGCGCGCCAACTGCCGGTAGAATTATCGGCGGTGTGCTTGGCGGCTTAGGTACAGGCTACGCTGCCGGTGCTACGCTAAAGATAGGTCCTGCTGCTGGTAAGTCTTGGGACTTTGCTAAAGGCAAATGGGATAAGTTGCGTGGTATAGAACCTAAAGACGAAATTCTGCGCGAAGTAGATAATCGCATAAGCAATGTATTTATTGCGGCTGGTCAAGCTGATCCTACATTCTTAGATACGTTAGAAAAAGCAGCTAAAGCGCAAAAGAACGTATCGCTAAAAACACCAGGCGGCGCTGAAGTAAATATGCCGTTAAGTTCATTATTAGCCGATAACCCAGTAGTTAATCAGTTGATCCAAAGTATTGCTTCGCGTGATCCAGTATTCCGCGCACAATATTACAACCAGTTTCAAAATGCTAAAGATGCCTTAGTTAGAAATCAATCCTTAATGTTTGGCAGCCCATCAGACATCATTGCGCGTGTAGCTGACAAAGTAGCGAAGGGTGAGAAGTTTATACCTGGTACTGATTTAGCTAAAGTACAAGCTAGACGAGTGCGTTCTTTAGAAGAGCAAATTGCTGACGCCTATAGCAAGCAAGAATTAGAGCCTAATGTATTTGGTTCACAGATTGAAAAGCTGTTAGCGTCCAAAGAAGACTCTGCGCGTAAATCGGCAGCACCGTTATATACAGAAGCGTTTACTATTGCTGGTGAAAAAGGTGTAAAGCTACCAGCAACTGCGGTAGATGATATTTTTACGTTTGTAACTAACGAACGTAACAGCGGTATCTTTGATAAATTTCCAACTCTATTTAGTTTAGTTGAAAATAAATTTAAACCTAAACAAGTAGAAGCTAGCGCATTGTTAAGTGCTGAAGGCACGCCGTTAACTCCAGCTACGCAATCGTTCTCAGATGTTGGTCCTGACGCATTAGACTCATTAAAGCGTCGTATTAATGCTGACTTACGCACTACAAATAATACCGATCAAATTCGTTTCTTAACTATGTTGAAAGATAAGGTGTCAGGCCATATTGATCAACTAGACCCAGACTTTGTTAAGGCATATCGCAACGCCGACAATGCGTATTTAGAGCGTGTAGGTCTGCCATTTAATAGTGAAACGCTAAAGAACGTAGATCGTAAGAAGTTTGTAGAACAGATTGCGCCTGCAATTATTGGTAACAAATCAAACGTCGATGACTTTATTCGTGCAACTGGTGAAGACGGTATCAAAGTTGCGCGTGACGCTTTCTACGATAGCTTTACTAAGTCAGCGGTTAAGAACGACGTACTAGACCCTAAAGCAGCTAACAAATGGTTGGCTAAGAACGGCAACAAGATGACGCAGATTCCAGGCTTGGAAGATGAGCTGCGCGCATCGGTAAGCAATGTTCAAACGCTACTAGATAAACGTGCGGCATTAGACGCAGATTTTAAGCGCGTTGCAGGTAGCCAGTTAATCAGCAAAGAAGGTTTTAATACGCCGCAAGAGTTAGTAAATAAAATGTATAGCGACATAAACTTTACCAACAAGTTTATGAGCAACTCCGGTTATGGCCAAAACAAAGATGCTGTTAATGCGGTTCGTTCGTTTATGTTGGACGACATCGTACAGTCCGGCGATCCAGTTGCATTGCTAAACGACCGTAATAAGTCTGCGATATTTAACCGCGTATTTGGACCAACTTATGCGCAGAAGGTTGCTGATTTTGCAGAGGTATCTAACCGTCTACAAAAAGATTTAACTGCTGTGTCGTTCCGTGTTGAGACAGTGCCTAAAACTCCAGTAGAAGAAGCGCTTGGTATTCCGCCTGAGCAGATTATCTCTCGCTTTTTTAACCCAGTATCTGGCGCTCGTTACGCAGTAACATCTTTGTTTAGTAAATATTGGGCTAACCAAGCAGCGAAAGCTACTGAAGAAAAGCTCAAGAATCTACTGTTAAATCCGTCAGACGCGGTTAAATTGTTTAGCGCAGTTAAAGCGCAAAATAAATCGCTTGATCCAGAGAAAGCTAAAGAGATTTTAAATATAGGTAAGAAGTACGGCATCCAGTGGGTACAAGACGCAGCTAACGACGTTGCAACTGGTGCGGCAAGAGGAGCGCAACAAGGCGCAAGAACACCAGTCGAAGAACAGCCACAGGAGTAATTATGCTTGACCCGATCACCATCAGCGCTGTCGTTGGTGGTGCGAAAGCACTCAAGTCAGCTTTTGACATGAGTAAGAATGCGATGGATGAATTCCGTGCTTGCGCTAAGGCAGGCATGGACGCCAAACAATCATTCGGTGCTCTAGTTAATGTGTTTATCGCGCATGGCGAGACGCAAAAGCAAATCAATGAAGTTAAGAATGCCAAGATTAAACCGCCAGTAACTGAAGACGGCTCTCCTGCTAAACCCGCACCAAAGAAATCAGCCACTGTATTAGCGCTAGAAGCGATGCAGATGGAGCGCGAGTTGCGCGATCAAGAAGAAGAAATAAAGAACTATCTAATCTATCAGTGCAACGAATCTGGCCTTTATGCCGAACTTTGCGCAAGGCGCGATGCTATTGTTAATGCAGAAAAGGCTGCTGAAGAAGAAGCAAGACGCGCTGAGACTGAACAAATTCTAGAAATCAAACGTGAGCAAATGGCCAAAAAGCGCAAACGTAGGCGCATTTTTGAAATCATTTACAACATTCTAGGCGGGTTTGTTATCACGTTGATTATCGCTGGTTTTGCATGGTTTATTCGATGGATGTTTGAGCAAGGAGGTTCACAATGAATGATGACTGGATGACAAAGAAGTGGCGCCCTATGATGGCGGTTACGTACATGATTATCTGTTTGTGCGACTTTGTAATCTTCCCTGTTTTCTGGACGATAGTTCAGTTTTGGGAGACGCAAGCAGCTAATGATGCGTTTAGAGAATGGACTTCATTAACCTTGCAATCTGGCGGGTTCATCCATATAACTTTTATGGCGATTTTGGGTATCTCTGCATGGACAAGAGGCCAAGAAAAAATCGAGTCTATCAAAGCAGGGAAAGAAGAAAATGCCTAAGTCATGGATATTTCTAGCCATGTTTGTTGTGGCTATTTCGTCTTATTTCTATGGCCATAGACAAGGCCAAGCAGTTGTGCAGGCGCAATGGCAAGCTGAGAAGGCTGAAGCCAATGCGCAAGCAGCGATAGCGATTAATAAGGCGCAAGAGGCTGCTAGGGCAACTGAGCGCTATCAAGCGCAAAAGTTCCAGCAGGTTGAAGCTAAACTACTTGAAGAGAATAGAAAGGTTCAAAATGAGAAGAATGATTTACTTGCTGCCGCTCGTGCTGGCGTCTTGCGCGTCCCAGGCTCCAAGAGTGCAAACAATAGCAGTGGAATGCCCGAAACTGCCGCCCGTGCCAGCGGCGATCAGCCAGAAACAGTCTGCTACCTTCCTGAAGAATTTGTCAGAAGCCTTGCAAATGAAGCCGAGCGAGCAGACCAAATTACTCTCCAACTCACAGCCTGCCAAATGATCTTAGAAGAGGAACGTAAATGAACTTATCACCTAACTTTACTCTGGATGAGTTGACGCATACGGATCACCGCGAGTTTGAAAATACGCCGAATGAATCTGAGTTGGCGAACCTTACGCGATTGGCTGCATTTCTTGAGACGGTTAAGACGGCGATTGGCGGCAAACCTGTCCTCATAAATAGTGCCTTTCGGTGTAAGGAGGTAAATGACGCCGTAGGGAGTAAAGATACGAGTCAGCATCGGATAGGCTGCGCTGCTGATATCCGAGTCCCTGGCATGACGCCTGATGAAGTCGTACGTGCGATCATCGGGGCTAAACTTCCATACGATCAAGTTATCCGCGAGTTTGATAGGTGGACGCATGTCAGTATTCCTAATACTGCTGAAGCTAAGCCCAGAGGCCAAAAACTGATTATAGATAAGACTGGCACACGTCCATTCGTTTAATCTTGGCGGGATGCCCACCAGATGCACAAGGCAACGGCGCCAAATACGGCGCCAGCGCCAAAAAACATCCCGCTAACTAAATAAATTTCCATCATTTAGACATCTCCCTAATTGATTCAATTGGCATCTTAGAATAGTCGTATATTTTTAAGACGACCATCGGCGACATTTTCTTTGCGCGCGCTCTTATCTTACAAACAGTAGAAGGCGCAACACCAATATGCCTCGCTAATTGACGATCATTTTTTAGTTTATACGCTATGATCAAGTGATCAAATAGCCGGTGCGGTTTCATGTTTGCAATATCTTTGACAGCAATTTTTTCCATATTGGTGGCCTATCTCGTTCAAGTAATACTTC